GATTAGCAACAGCAGTATCAAATTTTAATGACTCAACTGGTGAATCTGGAGATCCATCTATAACAGAAGCTACGTTTACAAACTATGCAAGACAGCAAGTTGCAGCTTCTGGGTGGACATTGAC